TGCAATGACGTCAATGGCTGCATTCGACAGCATGCTCCGTGATAAGGGGCACAAACTCCTGGCTGCTGCCGGCATGCAGGATTTTTTCGCTTTCGTGCAAATGATGTGGTCGTCCATCATCCACGACGACCCTACGTGGAACTGGCACATGGCGTACTTGTGCCGCGAGGTCCAGGCGGTAATCGAGCGGGTAGCCAAGGGGGAGAAAAAGACGTGTGATATTGCCATCAACGTCCCGCCGGGCACTACGAAATCTACATTGACCGCGGTGATGGCCCCTGCCTGGGCTTGGACAAGATGGCCTTGGATGCGATTTATTTGTGGGTCGTATTCCGGGGACCTGGCGCAGGAGCACGGTGAGTTGTCCAAGGATGTGGTGATGTCCGAGCGGTACAGGGCGCTGTATCCCTGGGTTTTCATAAAGCCATCGTCCAAGGGCAAGCAGCATTTCAAGGTCTCCGGTGGTGGTGGCCGATACGCAACTTCCGTGGGTGGAACTCTGACTGGTTTCCACGGGCATGTGCTGATCATCGATGACCCGCTGTCACCGACCCAGGCAGCTTCCAAAGCCGAACTCCGGCATGCGGAACAGTGGATGACCAAGACGTTGCCCACACGCGTGGTGGACAAGGAAAAAACGCCTGTACTTCTCATCATGCAACGGCTTCACCAGGCTGACCCAACAGGGCTGTTCCTGAAGTGGAAGCAGGAAGGGCACAGGGTCAAGCATATCTGCTTGCCCGGCGAACTGCCGTCCGGCGGTACTGACCAACAAGTGTCGCCGTCCAGGTTGCGGGCGTACTACAAAGACGGGCTGCTCGACCCGGTCCGGCTACCTAAGAGCGTTTTGGAGGAGCTGAAAATCAAACTTGGCTCTTACGGGTACGCCGGGCAGGTTCAGCAGTCTCCGATCCCGGAGGGGGGCGCATTTTTCGACGTGGGCCAGGTCAAGGTCATCGAGCCGGGGGCCTTGCGCGCGGTTCCTCCCGGCCAAAAACGCCAGCAGATATGCTATTGGGACAAAGCCGGGACCCAGGATGGCGGTGCCTACACAGCCGGGGTGCTGATAGCACGCCTGGAGCCTGACGCCGAAAAAAGGCTTGGGGTAGCCTATCTGGTGCTCGATGTCGTCCGTGGCCAGTGGGGGCCAGGCGAGCGGGAAAAGGTCATGCGCCAGACTGCCGAACGTCATGGGCGCGATGTGCGTATCTGGTTGGAGCAGGAGCCGGGGTCTGGCGGGAAGGACAGCGCCCAGGCTTCGCTCAAGAACTTGGACGGGTTCGTGGCCAGGGCCGAACGCGCAACTGGTGACAAGACATCCAGGGCCGAGCCGTTTGCAGGCCAAGTCAACATCGGTCGGGTAGGCATCCTGCGGGCGAACTGGAATGCGGAGTACTTGGACGAGCTAAAATATTTCCCGGCGTCGACCTACAAGGACCAGGTTGACGCCAGCAGTGGAGCATACAACCGCCTGACCCCGACCAATAAGGGCCGTGTCGGTCTATTGATCAAAGGCAAGAGATCATGAACCGTGTACGCCGAACTCCTGTACCTACCAAGGGCACCCCAGGTATCCGAGCGCTGACGAGTGAGCTGCTTAGCCGCGCTGCCCTCCAGCAGCGACTTGGTACTGACACCTACGGGGGCACCCGCGACGTTTACGAGGCCCTGGGCTATCCTAAAGTGTTGACATACCGCGACTTCCGCGACCGCTATGACCGCCAGGACGTGGCGAAAGCCATTGTCGAGGCGTATCCGGATGCCACATGGGGCAACCCCCCCGTGGTCCGGGAGGAAGATTCGGCTGGTATGGAAACCCCATTCGAGCAGGCGGTCCACGCTCTACAGCAAGAGACCAGCTTGTGGTGGTATCTGCACCGGACGGATATTCTTGCGGGACTTGGTCGGTATGCTGTCCTGTATCTTGGGTTCAGCGACGCGGCGGCTAGCACCCCGGATCAGCCAGTAGAGGGTGGCAACGTCGGGCTGCTCTACATGCAGCCGTACTCTGAAAAGTCTGCCGAGGTCGACACCTGGGATGAGGACATGGCGAGTCCTCGTTTCGGTCTCCCGGAAATGTACCGGGTCCATTTGCGCCGGGGCGGCAAAAAGATCAACACTGTCCGGGTCCATTGGTCCCGGATATTGCACGTCTCCGATGGGCTACTGGAGAGTGAGGTGCTGGGCACCCCCAGGCTGCAATCGGTGTACAACAGGCTCATCGACCTGGAGCGGATCGCCGGCGCATCCGGCGAGGCGTTCTGGCAGGCTGCATATCCAGGCATAGCCCTGACCACCCCGCCTGACATCGAGGCGGGCCGAGTGGACGTGGACGACGACCTACGCGACGAACTTGACGCCTACGTCCATCAGTTTCAGCGGTGGATCGCCATCCAGGGTGCCAACGTGGAGCAACTGTCCGCCGAGATCGCTGATCCCCGCGGGCCATTCGAGGTAATGGTGGCCCTGATCGCGGCGGCTACCAGGATACCGCAGCGCATCATCCTCGGGTCGGAGCGAGGCGAGCTGGCTAGCTCGCAGGACGAGGGGTCATGGTGGGACAGGGTGGATGAACGCAGGAAAAACTTTGCGGAGCCCCACGTGCTTCGCCCGCTTATCAACCGGCTGGTAGATTTCAATGTCCTGCCTGCGCCCACCCGTGAATGGTACGCCGAGTGGCCGGACGTCAACGCCCTTTCGGAGGCCGATCGAGTGGAGATCGGGCGCAAACGCGGTGAGGTCCTGGCAAAATTCCCTGGCATGGACATGTATTTGTCCCCCGAGCAGTTTTTCCAGCATATGCTCGGGTTTACGGAGGATCAGGCATCCCAGCTGGACACCGAGGAGATTCAGCAGGACATGGTCGATGAGGAGACCGAGGCGGCCCAGGACATGGAGCCGGAACCGGACGACCTGGAGGATGACGAATGACCAGGTGTACCTGCGGCGTTCTCCGTACTCATGCTGCTGGCGACGGGCCGACGATCCTGCAATACGACCCCACGCACACCTTGACGTTGCGCCGGCGATGGACAGGGAAGTTCACCAAGGTTTTCAGGGGACTGAAGGGTGTCGTGCGTCGGTCGGTGGTGGAAAATGACTGTCTAGCCCTGCGCCAAGGATCGCGTCCGCTGCAAGCCATGGCCCAGGGCGAACCTCCCGGGCGGTTTGACCCGGCGCGGTTCAAGCAGTTCGATTTCGCCAAGAACGACCGCAAAGTATCGGAGTTCATCCAGTGGCTTGAGGACCAGCAGGACCTGGGGATATTCGGCGTGTCGCGCAACGTCCCCATGGACCAGGCCGCCGACAGGATGTGGCAGAACATCTACATCGACCAGGGCTACCAGAAGGGCGTCCAGCGGGCTATCCAGGAGGCGAAGCGGGCCGGGTACGAAGTGCCGTGGGAAGACACCCCGGCTGTGCAGCTCATGAACCAGCCATATCACGCCGACGCTGTAGGGTTGATCCACACCAGGGCGTACTCTGATCTGCGGGGCATCACCCAGGCCATGGACACGCAAATTTCCCGGGTCCTCGCGGAGGGCCTGGCTGCGGGCATCAGCCCGCGCGAACTGGCAAAACGGATTAACCATGTGGTGGATACAGTCGGGATCAATCGGGCCAGAACGTTGGCCCGGACCGAGGTAGTGCGCGCACACCACATAGCCATGATGAATGAGTTCGAGCGAGCCCAGGTCTCGGGGGTGGCGGTCAAGAGCGAATGGGACACAGCGAACGACGGACGAGTGTGTCCCATTTGTGCGGCGCTGGAGGGGCGGATATTCCGTTTGGGGGAGATTCGTGACATGATCCCACGCCACCCCAATTGCAGGTGTGTAGCGTTGCCGGTGACGCCTGATACCAATCCCGAGGAGTTTTAATGCCGATACCGATACCAAGAGTGGATGAATCCAGGGACGATTTCGTCTCACGTTGCATGGCAAATGACGTGATGGTCGAGGACTTCCCGGAGCAGGACCAGCGGGCGGCTGTGTGCAATGACGCTTGGGACGGGGCACAGCAAAGCCAGAACACTATGGTCAGGGTCCAGTCCCATCAATCAGCTCCCGCCAGGCGGGAGTCGATGGATGGCCGAGAGCACCTGGTCCTACCTGTCGTGATGCTGGTCGAGGGTGTCCATTCCGGGTCCGGTGGCCCTGTGTACTACCCGCCGGAGGAACTGGCCCGGCTACCGCAGGCATGGAACGGTCGTCCTGTTCCGGTTCGGCATCCGGAGGCGCAAGGCATCCCGTTGTCGTGCAACGCACCGGAAATCATGGAGATGTACTCCGTGGGGCAGCTGTTCAACACCCGGTTCGACCCCGAGCGCAATCGGCTGGTGAGCGAAATATGGGTGGACGTCGAGTTGTGCCAGCGCAAATTCCCGGACGTGCTGGCTCGTCTGGAGGCAGGCCAGATGATGGAGGTGTCTACCGGCCTTTGGGACGAGGCCGTTGCCGCCAGCGGGGTCTGGAACGACGAGAAGTACGCATACATTGCCCGGAATATCGTCCCGGATCACTTGGCGCTTTTGCCGGATCAGGTTGGCGCCTGTTCGGTGGCCGACGGATGCGGGACGCCAAGGCTTCATAAGGAGAATCATATGGCAGATCAAGGAACGAAAGAGGAAAAAGGGCTGTTGGCTCGCGCCAAGGCTTTGTTTTCCCAACCCAGGGAGGACGAAGGAATGCAGGCTCTCCGCGAGCGCAAGGCGCTCATGCGTGTCTTGCAGGAGCCCAGCTGGACGGAAATCCACGAATGGGCGCAGAGGGAACTGGACCGCCTGGACTCTCCAGGGCGGATACATTTCCTGGAAGAGATGCGCGATGACCGGATCGTATACTCCATCCATCGGGAGGATGACGTACAATACTACCGTCAGATGTACGAGGTACAAGAGGATGGCATTCGGCTTGTCGGTGAGCCCGTAAGGGTTCGCAGGCACATCTCATACGAGCCCATCGAAACAACCAACAACAGCGAGGAGGAGGACATCATGTCCAAGCATGAAGAAAAAGCGACCACCAACAGCAAGGAGGACACCATGTCCAAGCATGAAGAAACGGTGAACGAAATCATCGTGGCCCCTATCACCAATTTCACCGAGGAGGACCGGGAGTGGCTGTCGACGCTCTCCGAGTGCCAGCTGTCCAAGCTGATTCCCGCCGCCCCTGAAAACATGACCGTCTACAAGGCCGACTCCAGCAAGGAGTCGCTGGACGTGGATGCTCTGGCCAAGACCCTCACCGAAAGGATGGCCCCGCAGATCGAGGCTGCCGTCGACAACCGTCTCGGCCAAGTCAACGAGGCCCAAGAGCGCAAGTCCCTCATCGGCCAGATGGTGCGCAACGGCGACTGGTCCGCTGGCGACCTGGACGACATCCCCATGCCCGCTCTGCGCAAGTTGGCGCGGAAGTCGGGTGCGTACTACGGTCTGCGCGCGACCGAGGACGGCGGGCAGGACGAACCCAGGCAGGGACCTCCCCCGCCTCCGGCCATTCTGACAGCCAAGCCGGAAAACAAGGACGACTAAACCCAAACCATTGACCGAAGGAGGTCACTATCATGGCCAAGAACAGGATAC